CAGTGTTATTGTAGGACAAGACAACTATATTGCTTTCATCAATGTAGCAGGTTCAGCCGGCGCATTCAGTATTACTGAATTGGGTATGCCTCATGAGGCAACTGGAACTGAGTGAGGTTTAGGACTAGCCTGAGGCCAGTTCAATACTTTAGAATCATTGATAGCCATTTCAAACATTCTTTGACGATTATACAATAGCATTTCAAATTGATCTTCCCATAGGTCATATAATTCATTCGGACTCATATGGTATAATTTTTGAATTTGCCTTACTACATTCTCATGATGACAATCTAACTTATTGTCTTTAAATAAATCCTTTGGCGTGTAGAAACCTAACTTTTCTAAGATATCATATACATCACGATGACCGTTTATTAAAAAAGGTCGCAATCCAAATATAGGTTTCCATGTCTTTTCTGTTAATTGCCATGGATCATCGTGATCTGTTTCACTAACTACAACTAAAAAAGAATTACGCCAAACATTTAAATAACCTAAAGAGGTCAAATCTTCAGGACGAGAAAATCTTTCATCTGTTGTGGGTTTGATGTTATCAGTATTTCCCGTTAGTTTATCAATCTCGGGGTAATGCCCCTTTTCAAATGTAACCCATCCGCGGTCGATTAGTCCTTTGCTTAGTAATTCATTGACTAACCATTCTCTGTGAATCTTTGGTTTTCTGTTGTAACAAAGATAAAGATATTCAGGAGACTTTGACAAAACAATATCATTCATGTCAACGTTAAGATTGTTGCTTACAAACCATTTCGGCATCCAAGAATGCCAATGTTCATCTGCAAACCCAACAAAAGAAATCGCATATCCTTGATTTTTTAAATAATGATATATTTCTATGTGCGAATATGTGATCCAATAGTTACCGTCTATAGTTCCTGCAAACCATAGCTTCACGTTTTCTACAGGACCCAAACTTTCTACGAACTTCCTAAGTGGTTCTGTTTCTTCCCAATTAGCTTTGAACCAAGTCAAATTAATCACTACATTATGTTCATGTGTTGATTCATTGGCAATTTCGCCCTTTAAATTATTCAACCAGTTTCTTTCTAAAATACCTATCTCTCTAGGTTCTGACTGATAATATAACTTATGACCATCCTGTTCTAAATTAAATTCGTAGACATTTTTCATAGTGAGATATTTATTTGGCTAAATAAAGACAGGAGATTTTATATGTTTAAATTGGCGTTGATTGAGTTGGTTGATCGTTATTGCATAGCTAAGGTTAAATTTGATATTTTGGGCAATAACATAGATGAATTGAATTTTTACAGAGAACAACTAGACACCTTTAATATCAGTGATGATATCGAAGAAGATTTGAAAGAATTAACCACTATTCATAGAAGAATTTGGGATATGGAAGATGACTTTAAAAAGTGTGTGGTTGAGTTAAAATATCCCATGGATGAAATCGGAAGACGAGCAATCGCCATTAGAGACATTAATATTGATCGTTATGCTATCAAGAACAAGATTGCAGAGAAACTTAACGATCCTATCAGAGAGAAAAAGAGATATCACACTCAAGTTATAAACTAAGTTTTCCAGTAAAGAAAATTTTGTTTATTCTTTAGAACATTGAAATTGTGTTCTGTAATCTCTCTGCACCCATCAATAAAACTCCTAAGGTCATCTCCATTTAGGTTGCACAACCTTTCTGCTTGTTTTGCAACCATATATACACGCTTGCTTTCGTCCTCTTCATAATCGTAGGATTCATCTATATAATCGCTAAACGTTCTATAGCCTAGTTGTTTTAGAAGCTGTAGTGCTCTAGGTCTTGCTAAAAGCAAAAAGGGATGTTTAAATAATATAGGTTTAAACGTCTTTTCACTTAATGCCCTTCCACCTGTATAGCCATCATTTACTTTGAATCCATATGAGGTTTCAGTAACAATAGAAAAATATGTGTCTTGGTAATATTTAGAAGACAAGCCGGTATATGAAGCCCTATGTGTAATATCTTCATCTAAGCATATTTTATCTATACTCTTTATTTCTTGTTCGTTCTCCATTAATAGTTGTAAGATTTTTGGATTATTTTGATTCCATCTAACTATTTCATTAAACATAAAATCCTTCATAGTAGGATAATCGCATGATACGCTATTTAGGCTGATATGTCCTTTATCTATTACTTTTAAACCAATTAAAAATGCACCTAATAATACCCTATGAGGTCTCCATAAACCATTTAATGACAAAAACTTTTTTTCATAATTTTTGTGTGTAAGAGTATCGACTTGAAATACTTCAGGATATCTAAACATATCTCCTTTTGCCCCGTACTCAAACGTAGCCATATATCCGGATTTAAATTTAGGAAGATTATACTTTTTACTAACTATGTCTATTTCTATTTCGATATCGGCTGAATTTGTAAGTAGTACTATATTTTCTATAGGGATGTTTTGCTCTATAATTAAACATTTGTAAATTTCTTCAACTATACTATGGTAAGCTTCACTGATATGTGAAAGTAGTAATTTTATAGTGGTGCCGTTTTTAACTTCATTATAAATGTCCTCTGGAACAACATCTTTAATTTTATATTGTTGAAAAGTATCAGAACTGATGAATTCAAGCATCCAGTAATTAGCATCATCCCAGCGTCCTATTTCGGTGACTGGCTCCCCACCGTGTATTTTATAACTTATGGGGTTATTAAGGAAGGGATAGTTATTTTGATTTAATATACTCATATATGGATATTTATAGACATAGATAATTTTCGTAAAAAATATAAATACAATGATCAATATATCGTTATATTGACTTATGCGGTCCCCGCCGCGTAGTGGCTAGAACCCACATAACATAAGGAGAAAACAAATGGGAAGACCTCTTAAAATCGCAAAAGCACAAGCAGTCATTACATTAACTGCAACAAACGGTTCAACTGACGTTGTAACTACTTCGGCAAACTTGACTAATTTAGGAATCATTGCAGGTATGCCTTTTATTCCAGGTAGTAATATCGGTGGTTTAGTTGCAGGTACAACTTATTGGATTCTAGAAGTGTTGTCAAGTACAACCTTTACAGTCTCAGCTACTGAATTATCAGCAAACCCAAATTATACTAAAGTAAATTTGTCGGGAGCAGGTCCAGTAACTGTAGCCGCAACCGTTGGCGTAGTTGACGCATATTTTAACAACCCAACAGGTGGCGATGGATACCCTGCAACAAATGCTAATACTTACTCTGTAGTTGGTGGAAACACAAACATCTACGGTACTCAAGTATTAGTTGGTGTTGCTATAGGTAGAAACGGTACTGGAGTTATAGTTACTGATGATACCAGTGCAGATGTATTCGGTGGTAATACTGATTTCGCAAATATTTCTGGCTTGGCTGCAGGTTCTGCAATTCAAGCAGCAGATGGAACTAACTTAGGATTCGTATCTAGTATAGGTGGATTAGTAACTGAGGTAGTTACAGATACTGAAGCAACAGGTTCGTTTGTTGTTACCTCAGGTGATGCAACAAACTTCACAGCAGATAAACCTGTTGTGTTTGATGGTGCAATAGGTGGACTTCAAGCAGACACAGTTTATTTCGTACTAAGCGGTGCAAATACTACGCACTTTCAAGTTGCAACTAGCCCAGGTGGCGCACCATTCCCTGTAGTAGATGAAACTACTACGGTAAATGCCAGCCAAGATGTTCTAACACTTGGAGCAAGTGCAAGTGCATCTTATGCATCTGGTACAGATTGGATCTTTGCAAATGATGAAGCAGGTTTCATTGTCCGTCAAAAAGGAAAGCAGAAGTATTTGGTAACCGGAACTACTACAGGTTTGACAGCACCTTGCTATACAGCAAACGTAGCAAACACAGCATTGACACCCAACACAATGACTATTACTGCTACATATGCTAATACTTCAACAACATTAGTACAAAGCTTAAGTGATCACACACTAGAAATCTTTGGTACTGGAAATGTATTACCTAACAGTAGTCCTGCATACGCAACATTTAATACTGCATACGCTGCTAATACATATGGTGGACAGCCTTACCCAATAGTAACTATTACTGGAGCTTAATTATTATGGCGGCCGTCTCAATAAATAAAACGCAAAAAACTGAAACAGATGTTGCGGTCTTAGAAGTCAAAGTTGAGAACATCGAAGAAAAAATCGGTGAACTTAAGATTGACATCAAAGATGTGCGTGACACATTGGATAAGCATTCTGAAGAAAATATAAAAATGATCAAAGATATGCAAAATTCAAACGCTCAAGCACACAAAACAATGGCCGAAAAAATATCTAGTTTGGAAAAATGGCGTTGGATGTTAATGGGCGCCGGTGTCGTAATAGGTTCTCTTGGATACGATACGGTTGCAAAACTGTTAAGATAAAAAAGGGGCTTAGGCCCCTTTTTTAATAAGTGCGTTTATTTTTTCTTGCACCACATCAAAATTAACTGTATTAAATAATCCTGGATGCAGTGGTTTGGGATATACTGAACTGTCGATCCAAGAATAACCTAAATGTTCGTCATTTAATATGGGAATAAACTCTTTCTTTACTGCACAAAAGAATGTGTGGTAAACAAAAGAATTATTCACAAACTTCTGAATGGGTATCAATTTAGCATCAATGGGAAAGAAACCTATTTCTTCTGTACATTCCCTGTATAACCCTTCTAACAATGTTTCTTCTTTTTCTATTTTCCCACCCGGGATACCCCAAGAACCAAAATTCTTTTCATCACTACGTAATAGATATAAGAATCTTTTGGTGTTTTCTGTGTAAAAGAATATGCCGGCTGAAACACTCATGATGAAATAATATACGAATTTGAATCAAATGACAATACTATAGTCACCCTGTTCGTACCATCCTTCGTATGATTTCATCCAGGCACCTTCTTCATTGACATACCTGTATTGTACGTTTGTAGTAAGGTTGGTAACATATTCTACTGTTGTTGCTTCTGATGCGTCAAATGCTACTTCCCATTCTGTTCCATTGAATTCTATAATGTCATTTGCTTTGGCTACTAAACTGCCCCACGCTACTGTAGGTGCTGTTCCTCCTATGCTTTCTACGATTAGATATCTACGACCAGTCACTGGTGGAGGCAATCCATAATTCGGAGCAGAAGTTAACGGATTAATAACACTATCTACAGGGTCCAGTGTATTCTGTGGAAGTGTATCAGGATCGATGTTATAAATTAGTATCCTATCGTCTAATGGATCTATAACAATAGTCCCTACAATTTCGGTATCCATGAATGGATTCTGCAACCAAATCTGAGATATGCCGGGCTTATATGCACCATATGCATTCAACAACGCAGACCAATACAATGATGTATTTGGAGGATTTGGTAGATTTAATTCTGAATTAGGTGGTTGAAATGTTTGATTAGCGGGTAATAATTGCAATGTGTTATTCAATAATAATAACTTGTATCCGTACGGAGTAATTTTTTGTCTGGTACCTAGTAATAAATCATCGTTGGCAGTTGCTTGTAGTGATACATCCGAGAAAATACTAGAAATAATTTTTTGAATAACACCATATTTCTTTAACTTACTTGCCGTACTTAACCATATAGGCATGTAGAATTTCCATGTCATAACGTCAATAGGATTACCTGTACCTTGTGGAATACTTCTACTGCTAAATGTCAATCCGTCTTGATACACTACAGACAAGCTAGTCCAATCAATAAAGTTATCCGTACTTTGAATTTCTAATGCAGGATTAAAAAGCGTACCTAATTGTTCAATTAATTCTAATTTTTGATTATAGTTTGTAGTCCAAAAATCTACTGTAATTCTCAACGTATAAGGAACAGGCATCAAACGTTCGACTGTAAATGCTTGTCCTTGAGTTGTCTCATAACTTTGTGTAGATGCATTGTATGTTCGTTGTCTTACATTTAGCTTGTCAACAAAGGTTGGATCTTGGGTTCTCTGTTGATTGTACTCTAATCCGCTAATGTAATACGTGATTAACGGTGCGCTTGGTAAATTACTCGCACTGTTGTTCGCAATAATTGTACTTGCTTGTCTAGAACTGTCACCATACATCATAGGGACACGTACTAAAATTTCGTTACCTGCGGGGTCTTTGCCCTTTGTAACATACCAATTACTAAAAATCTTTGCGAATTGTAACAGAAATCTACGTATCTGTCCGTCATAAAAAAATTGTGCCATAATTATTCAACCGGTGGTAAAGGATCTGGTTCTATCGTTAATATTGTTGATAGAGGCTGCGCTTCGGGAATCAACTCACCCTCAGCTTGGCTGTAAATTTGATTCGTATCATTGATGAACGTTGATAATAATGATTTATCATCTTCGCCGTAGCCGGTTTCCGTTCTTACATCAGTGGACATGCGAACCCATAATGTACCGTCCCAACGGAATAATACATTAGGCAGATAGTCTATTCTTAAGAAATAATCTCCTACTTGAGGGTCTTGTGGGAACGATATGCCTGTGCCAGTCGGTAATCCATTGGGAGCAGAACCATCACCTGTCAAATATCCGTTTGTGTATGAGAAACTTAATGGTGTGTATCGTGAAATATATTGAAATCTAGGATCACAATCAGCACGATAATCCATTTCTTGCGTTATTGTACCAGTAAAGCCTGGTTGATCAGGGTCTTGATCGGCAGTAGCATAAGTGTTGTCTGCTGTTCCATATGGTCCTGTAACCGCTCCTAAACTTTTTATTGTTAAAATAGTATCTCCGCTGACAGGGCCTGAATTCGTTACTGTACGTTGAGGGGCAGTTTCTATTAATTGTAAGCTAGCTTGAACAAATTTATCTAGTAAAGTATGATCG